TGAAAACAATTTCAAGAATAATCTTTTGATTTGTTATTGCACAAAGTGGAAAATACGATGATTGTTTTGATGAAAAGAAAAAGTTCAACGGAATGTACAAGTCAAGAGGTCCATATCGTCTGTCACCATTGCCAGCCGTCATATCAAAGGTTGCACTCTTTTGGTCACTTGTTAAATAAAGATCGTCATATATGTGCAACCAATCATCATAAATTGTTTCAATTTCGTACTGATCAACTCGAAACTTGACAGAACTGATAATGGCTCGGCCAACATTTTCACAGTACCTTGAAGACAAGTAAAAGGGACCTGGAAACTGTGGTGGGTTTCCGACATCTTGGAGCTTTGGCATAGTGCACTTGAGATACATCTTTGTGAGCAGATCACCCATTTGTTTTGGGTACAGAGTCACGAGAACAGTCGCACCATTAAAGGGCCAATTTGCTGTACCTGTTGCGGCTGGGACATAGGTTGACGTCTGATACTGTTGAAAAACTGAGTGTTGTCGGGTAGCATAATTTAAAAACGAATAATCACCTAGCAAAAATTGATCTTGTTTTCCAATCGCATCGAGCGAAAGGACAGATCCTATCCCGGCTTGTCCTCGAATGTCCTCAACTGGGCACACGTTTGATGTTGCTTGCGCCATCTACTACTCTCTAGTATTTTAAAATATCCGTTTTCCACATATCCAGCACCGTCGTCTTCTTCAGGACCTCGAGCTCCTTCTCTGTCTTCTGGACATCCGCCTTGAGATCCGCCACTGCTTCATTCGTGTACTGGTACGTCTTGATATCTAGAAACTTACCCCATAGGTCCTCCTTGAAGTTCTCTGCCCGCAGCTGTGCCTTGATCTCCTCGAGCGGGACATTGAGCACCTGTATCCTCTTGTTGATGACGAAGCCAATGAATCTCGCCTTTTCCGAGAGCCACTTAATCTCCAAGTCGAGCTGGTTCAAGAGCCAAGCCTTGCGCTTCCTGTAGGTCGCCAGTCGAACCTCGATGTAGTCGACCAGAATCTCCTCTGGGCTCGCGTACTTTTTCACGGCTCCATTCGGGCCAATCAAGTACATGTTGCTCGTGTGGATCGTCTTGGTCAGGCCCAGTGTCGCCACCATCTCTTCGTCCCTCCCTGTGAAGCCCCAGATGCGAAACTCCGGCGTTGTTTCAGTCGAATGGTTCTCGTACTTCTGGATAGTGCCCTTGTCTACCAGGGCATCCATGTGCTCCTTGAAGTCCTGGATCCACTTCCCAGGAGGAAGCTCGGAAACTACCAACTGGCTTCCCTCCTTCTTCACGATACCCTCCATGACCCAAGTGTGATCCTTGGTCTTGCTAATCTTGCCCTTGAAACCCTTGAAGTGAGGGACCATCGGAGCCATCGCCACCTGGTCCAGGGCACACTGGATGTTGTGCTTGATAATCTCCAAGTCATATGGAGGAACATAGCAGCTGAACCCAGTTCCGATGCCCTCCCCGCCATTCACGAGGATCATAGGAACCACTGGCGAGTAAAACTCTGGCTCAACCTTTTCGCCATCATCAACCACATATTTCAGCACAGCGTTATCGAGAGGGTCGAACACCTTCTTTGTGACTGGGCTCAGCCGCGTGAAGATGTACCTGGAGCTCGCAGCATCCTTGCCACCCGCAAGCCGCGTTCCAAACTGCCCCGAAGGCTCGAGAAGGTTTAGGTTATTCGCACCAACGAAATTCTGGGCCAAGTTGACGATGGTTCCTTGGAGTGACGCCTCTCCGTGGTGGTAGGCTGTGTGCTCTGCAATGTAGCCCGCCAGCTGCGCCACCTTCATATCGGTCGTGAGGTTCTTCTTGAGGCACGCGTAAATCACCTTGCGCTGACTCGGCTTGAGGCCGTCAGACACGTGCGGTATCGACCTCTTGATGTCCTCAGCGCTAAAGTTGGCCAAATCTCTGTGGACAAAGTCAGTGACACTCAGGGTCTTCACTTGGCCGTACGGAATGCCGGGCGGCGGCTTGGCCATGTGTTTCGTGAGCCAGGCCTTGCGGTCGTCCGCCTGAGCCTTGGAGAATGCCAAAGTCATGGACTCGTTGAGATGCGGATCCGGACTGAAGGCAACCGTGAGCTTCTCAATCTGCTTGAAATACTCCTTGGCTTCTGAGCTCGTGGAAGTGCCCAGACCCTTATAATACTTGACCGCACCGCTCACTTCTCCCGCAGCCCTGAACGCCTCCTCCGTAAAATACCACACCTTCCCCGCCTTGATGACTGGAGTCACCATCGACACGACAAACCCTAGATCGACAAGCTTTGGCCAATAGACGTGAAACATGTTGAGAACCAGACCCTTGATGTGACTTCCGTCCAAGTCTGCGTCGGTCATAATCATCAAACGGCCGTACCGCAAATCTCGCAGCGAATTATAAACCTTGCCATGCTGAAGCCCGAGGATCTTCTTGAGGCTGGAAAATTCCTCATTCTCAGTCACTTGCTTTACAGTCGCATCCCGGACATTGCGCGGCTTACCCCGGAGTGGAAACACGCCATATGCATTTCGGCCTACGACGCTCAACCCGGCAATGGCAAGAGCTTTCGCCGAGTCACCCTCTGTGATGATGAGGGTACATTCGTGCGACTTGTGTGTCCCGGCCCAGTTGGCATCGTCTAGCTTGGGAATGCCAGTGATGCGACTCTTCTTGGACCCGTCCGTCTTCTTGAGCTCCTTGTCCACCTTGGCCAGTCCGAGAGCCAACAGGTCATCCAGGACTCCTGTGGAGAAGATATCTTTGATAAACTTTGGCTTGAATTCAATAGGCTCGGTAATCTTCGAAGTGCACTCAGCCTTGGTCTGACTCGAAAAGGTGGGGTTCACGATGACGGCTCGCACAAAGACAAAGAGCGATGCCTTGATCTGCGCGGGCTTGAGGCCCACGACTCGCTTGTCCTTGGCGATCTCAGACACGATGGCGCTGACCACCTTGTCCACGTGGCTCCCACCCTTGGTCGTACAAATGCCGTTGACCCACGAGCACTGCTGAAAGGCTCCGCTGGTCGAGTGCCCAACCACGATATCGAAGGACTCTGTGTGCATCTTGGATACTGGCACCTCTCCAATGTGCATCTTGGCATAATCCTCAAGACCCTGAACCTCCAGCAATTTTCCATTAAAATAGACCTTTGCCTTGGAGCACCACATAGCAGCGTCCCATGCCCGCTTCTCAAACACCTTGACCGCCTCTCCTGCTCCCCCAAATCTCTTCAGGTCTGGAGCAAAGAGAATACTGACAGACGCAACTTCATTCGAGGGTGTAATGACCGGCGGGCTCACTTGACTCATGTTTTGGTTCCAAGTCTGCTCGTAGACATTCTTACCATCTGCAATTCTGATCCTAAATTGAAGGCTCAGGACGTTGGCCAGCTTGGCTCCGTATCCATTCCGCCCACCCGTGACCCTCTGCTCATTATCATTGTAATTTGAGCTGGTCAAAAGGTGTCCAAATATCAGCTCGGGGATCCAGATTGGTGACCCGTCGGTATTCTTCTCGGTTGCGTGCTTCTTGATAGGAATAGCAACCCCGGTATTTGTGATTTGAATATGAAACCCAGGAGTTACCTTGATATCGATAGTGCTCACCTTTTTGGGATGCAGGGAGTACTGGTCGATGGCGTTGACCAGGACCTCGTCAAAGATCTTCACCAACCCAGGTGAAACAGGAAGCTGAGAAATCTCGAATCTATCCTCTGTTCGAACCCAGCAAGAACCTTGCTCTGGTGCAAGAGACCCAACGTAGGTGTCGGGGCGCTTGAGAATGTGTTGAACATGGCTGAGACGTTCATATTGCATTATGAAATTAGAGAGTCAAGCCTTTATTTTCCAGGACAATGATAGATGAGAAACGCATTCGTTGGGTTGGCTCTTGTTGTCGTCACCCTGTACCTGATACGCACACAACACTCCTTTTTCAGTGCAGACGAGTTTGAAACCTATCTCATCAATATGAACGCAAGAACTGAGCGTCTTGCAAACTTTTCAAACAATTACACGAACTCTGATTTGGGACCACAAAAGCCATTCAAGCGCATCGAGGCAGTCGATGGGTCGAAGATTGACTTGGCCGGCATTGTTTCCCCGGAAATTGAGGATGGAATTAAGAAGATTGAACAGACGGGATATCGTACTTCGCACCCTCAAATGACTCGTGGAATGATTGGCTGTTACAAGAGTCACTACAAGGTTTTCCAAGAAATATACGAGAGTGACAAGCCTTACGGACTCGTCTTTGAGGATGATGCCGAGATGGACCAGAAGATTTATCAAAAGACTGCAGAACGTCTCGATTTTCCCGACAACTGGGATATTGTCTTGCTTGGTCACGTGCGACTCATGGATTACGAAAAGGGGCCCAAACCTGGTCTGCTTCGCGTGTACGACTTTTGGGGTCTTCACGGGTATCTGATAAGCAGACGAGGTGTGTCGAAGATGCTATTGTACAAAGATATGCCAATAGGCTTGCAGATTGATATTTTCATGAGTAAATTGGCCGGAGAAGGTAAACTCGATGTCTATGCACTCGATCCACCTATAGTGAATCAAGGAAACTTTGGAACTGATTTGCAGATGCGCATTACGCCAAAGCTTCTGGCAAACTAGTTAATACACGGGGGAGGGCCGTGGCCATAGAGGTGCTCATAGAACCCTCCATTCTGGAGAATGATGTGAGCTAAAGAAAACATAAATATACTCGAGAGACCGGCGACAACGACGGGGTCTCCGTGGTTCTTTGCGACGATAATTTCGCCAGAGCTAATTATCAACGCAAACATAATAGTTTCAAGAATGAATGCTGTTCGAGGGCGGAAGCTCTTCAAGAAACCCATCGAGTAGTCGGCGGGAACGCGCGCCCTGCGTGCCAGAAAGCATGCGTATAGAAAACCAAGTGTAATGACTGCAATCATAGGCCATTTGAGCACTTTCATCTCTTTTTCCTCTCGCTTGCTTGGCGTCTCGTTTCCGAATACTGTAAAGTAACCTGCAAACTGCCGAGCCACATTATACAGGAAGAAGAGCAAGAGTCCAAAGAGGAAGTGCGACAGGGCCAAGTCTCCGCGTCCTCTGCTATATGCTAAAAATACACCCGCCAGACCTCCGAAGAAACCAGTCGCTATAGAATCAACTATAAACTTCCTGGGGTTCTTCTGAACGTATTCGGTATTTCCGTTAATGAGCGCGAGTGTCAGAAACCCAAGGATAAGAACAGCCTTTCCACCGACTGCCAGCTTTTCAAAAGTCGCGGCCGCCTTTGCCGAAGCGTTGGCGTTCATTACTTCTTGTATAGAATAAAATCCTAGTTTCTAGAAATTTTCCACAAGAGGAGCAATATAACGAGTATAAGGAATGCTATAAAAAGAAGCTTGTAGTCAGGTTTGGGCTTCTCGGGCTCCTCCTTCGCCGGCATGGAGGTCCATATGGCTACTGCTTCCTCCTCTGAGACTTCCGGTTTTCCAATGCGCTTATTCACAATGTTATGCACATCGACAGACCATTTGAAGAGGACGTTCCCATCTTCCGAATCTGGAAAAGGATTTTCCTTTAACACTGTTGCAAAGTGCTGACTGCATCCTGGGCATGGAAGAATGCTCGGAAAGAGCTCTATAAAGACCTTGAGGACGCCTGGTTCTACGTGACCCATACATACGAGGTGGAGGACTCCCCAAAAGTATGGTCCAAATTTAACCGGATTGATACCCATTCTATTCTTTGTCTAGAAAAAACCTCCGCGAAGTCTCAGCACCAAATGCAGGGTGCTCTCCTTCTGAATATTGTAATCTGCGAGCGTCCGGCCATCCTCGAGCTGCTTTCCCGCAAAGATGAGGCGCTGCTGGTCTGGTGGGATGCCCTCCTTGTCCTGGATCTTCGCCTTAACATTGTCGATAGTGTCGCTCGACTCAACCTCGAGCGTGATCGTCTTGCCCGTGAGAGTCTTGATGAAGACCTGCATTTCTAGTTAGTATGTGTCTCTACTTTTTAACAGGCTTCTTCGCTGCCCGACGGTTCTTGTTTGCCTGGTTCTTACCCTTGACATAGTTCTTTAGTCCCTGGAGGTTGCCCTTCGTGAAGTTGAGCTTCTTGGCCTTCAGCCACTCGGCGCGCGCCTTGGCCGTCTTGAGTGCGTTGATATTCTCGAGGGCACTCTTGTACTTGTTCCAAACGGCTCTGTTGGCACTGGTCGCCTTGCGGATGGGGGACTTGTGGGCCGCTATATAATTCCGAATAGTATTGTGGTTATTCGAAGTCGTAGCGTTCCAAAAGGGCTTGAATTCCGCCAAGACCTCCTTGCGGCGGGCAGTCGCGGGGCTGTTCGGTTTTGGGCTCGGGCTCTTGGGCTTCGGCTTGGGCTTGATCGGCGGCTTCACCGAAGGAGAACTCTTTTTGAAATAGTTTCGGGCGTGCCATACCCCGTGGTCCCGGAAGTGCGCAAGGACCTTGCGCTCATGGGGAAGGACAGTTTTCCAATACAATGAATAATAGAGCGCCCTTTTGGTTTTGGTAGGCGCAGTTGACATCACTCTCTTTGCTAGAGTAAACGCATTCTCGGGGCTTCTTGTATTGTATTTGGCGTTCAAATTTTTATAAAAATTAGCTAAAAGTGTAAAGTTTGTTCTGTATCCAGTTTGTTCAAGATTTCTCATTTTTTGTAGAGCATTATTCTTGGAGTTTGAAGACGCTAGGATATCATTATATGCATCTTTATTTATGATTGGTGCCTTCGGCTTGGTCTTTTCACGCGCGCGATCCCTCATAATCTGTGCCCAGTTCCGGGCATAGACCGCCTCTCGGAAGTTGCGTAAAGCTTCCTGGTTTACTCTGTATCCAGAATTTTGAAGATTATTCACTTTTTGTAAAGCGTTATATTTGTTCGACGTAGTTTT